ATCTCGGCGTGAGCCGAGTACATCGAATCAAGTGCCTTTTTCATAGTTTCGTGATGTTCCGAAATTTTGTCAAGCACTTCTTGAGTGGCACCCGAAATCCGGCGCCCGGATTTTTTGGTCGATTCGAACTCCGCTTTCCACTGGATATCCCAGGCGGCCTTGCCGTCAGGGATATCTTTTTCGAACTCCTTGTAGTGTTTTGCCAGGTGCGCCTTGACGGCGACGAGGTCCTCTTCGGGAATGTTCACGCCGCCGCGGGCGCCCAGAACGACACCCATCGCGGCGGCTACCGCCTTCCAGACGGTCTTGTAGTCGGAGGCCTCGTGGTGCGGAAGCTTGTAGCTCGACTTGACGTCGGGGTTGTCCGAATCAAACCAGGCGCACATCTTTTTCAGATCTTCGACGTCGGCGGCCGACATTTCTGCGGGGCCGTCCCAGGCCGTTCCCTCGTCGGCGAGCGGGTAGGCATGGAAAGGAATCGCACCTTTTTTCATAAAGTCCTCCATGGCTCGGGCTTGAGTCCGAGAGATCTTCCCAGCCTTGATCACTTCGGCCAAGGCGTTAGGGTTCATCGGGACGGGCACCGCGGAGAATTCGTAAAGTTCCCATTTCGAAATGATTTTGCCGTAGCCACTGTCGCTGTTTTCGTTCGGGCGTTGCTCGATGGGATCGAAGCCAATCGAGACGGCCCGCATCAGGCCGAGACGGTACATGTGGTAGACCATGTCGAGTTCTTTGGCATGGTCGGCGGCGAACTCGGGCTGAGTCGCGAGGTCCTTCAACTCGGGAAACCAGACGATGGAAAGCACGTCGTCGCCTGCGATCCAGGTCTTTTCGACCTTGCCGAACGGCCAGTTCCCGTAGTCGTGGAACCCGAGGAACATCGGGTTCTTGTTGAAATTCGTCAGATCACAGCCGGCGGCGATCATGATGTCATCGCACCGGTCCTGGGTCGCGTCGCTGATTTTGAAAAGTACCCGGCGTTCACCGAGGTCAGTGGTGCTGATCAGGATGTTTTTGAAAGACAGATCGCGACCATCGCGGGTCTTTTTCATGACTTTTTCCCTCCGTAGGCTTCCCGGAGGAACCCTTGAGATTCCGTTTCAGCGGCATCCATTCGCTCGATCACCTTTTCGTAAGTCCCGTTCAGGGCCTCGCGGTTCGCCTCGACGACGGCCCGAATCCCAGCGGTCTGGTGGGAGGTCACCGAGAGCAGCACCACGACGGCCTGGTCGGTGTGATCGAGTCGGGTTTCAACTTTCTCGATGCGCGGCCCGATCTTCGAATTCTTGCCCATGGCCCTGATCAGCCACGTGATGAGCGCCCCACCCCCGGAACCGATGAGCATGAGGCCGAGGGGAATCCAGAACTTTTCGACCAGGTCCAGGTTGGGCGCTGCCATTTCAGAATTCCTTAGGCCACGTAGCCAAAGAGGGTGACGTAGATGTCGTCCCCGGCAAGGAAATTCGCATCCCCCACGATGTCGATGCCCTTGGCCGTGGTGAACCCGATGCCTTGAAGGATCGCGTTGCCCACGGTGAGCGTGGCAGTCGCGAGGCTGTCGAGGATCGCGTTGCCGGTCAAAAGCGCCTTCGGTATCACGATGCCTGACACAGGCGAACCGTTAGTGTCTTGGACGGTGAGCTTCGTTGCCGTGACATCTGTCCAGGCAGTGCCCCCGTTGACGTTGAGCAAAATGCCGGTGAGGTAGAACTTTTTCCCAGCCGGAATACTCGCGGCCGGGATAACGTGTACCGCCGTGCCAGCTGCGGCCGCCGTGATCTTCGCCGTCGCGATCAGCGGGAAATTCGCGTACAATTCGCCGAACATCGTGTTGAGCGCGGCCCTGAAGGTCGCGAGGCTTTCGCCGTTGGTCAGATTCAAAATCCCCATGATTTACCCCTCAGTCGACCCACGTCGACGTGTCATCCCAAAAATTGTTGTCGATCCAAACGTCTTGAGCGCCGGGGGTCACTGCCCCGTTCGAGACGTTGCCGAGGCCCAACATCACAGCACCCCGTTGTACGCGATGCACGCGCCAGAGGTCAACGTGATCGAAGTGAACTTGCCGTAGATCACCACTCCCGCGGCGAACGTCGCCCCGATGATCGTGGCCCCGGTGAGCGGCGCAGTGCTGTCAACCGAGTAGGCCGCCACGACGGAGCTCGCTGTGAAGTGGATCGCCTTGAAGCACGACCCGGCTACCGGCACATGCGCGGCGGTGTCGATGATGTAGGCAAATCCCTTACCCCCGAGGAATTCCTCTTGAGTGTCCGAGTTCCACATCTCCGAACCGTCTTTTTTCTGAAGCTGGCCCCCTCCGGCCCCAAACTGCGGATCTCCTGTCATGATTCGTCATCCTCCTCCAGGACCGGGAGCAGGGTGCACCGGCACTGACAAACTTCTTCTGCGCTCGCGGATGGGTCACCAGGATACCCCATGGACTCGCCGCCCACCTCAAAATCTTCGTCGATTCCCACGACCTGGCCATCTGCTTCGTCGTGAGTATCCCGCGTCCGACCGTCCTGGACGGACAGCCACTCTTTCGACTTCACGCCTTCAGCCTTGTACGTCTCTTTGGTGCCGAAATTTACGCTTGATCCAGACTCGGTGCGCGCGATGTTCTCGGCCCGACTCGTCGTCATCGTGTAGTAAACCGAATCGGCCGATTCAAGGATCTTTTCCATCACGACATCGAGCGGGTCGCCTTCGCTTATACCCTCGGTGATCGCATTCTGGATCTCTTTTTTCAAGCCGGTGTATGTCGTTTTGTTCATGTCTCGGGCTTTTTTGAGCCCGTTCGTGTCGATCCACTCGTTGAACCGGTCGTTCGTGACGTCGAAGGTGCCCCCGACCTGCGGCGCTTTACTTTTGCCAGGCGTCCCCAGAACTTCCAGGGCATGATCTCGGCCCATGGTCATCGAATTCATCCAAGCCGGAGCCAAGGCGCTTTTGAAAGCCTTGTCCGAAACCGGCCCGAAAACGCTGTCCAGCGCGGCAGTCGCGGCTTCGGGCGTCGCTTCCGGCATGGCCCTCAGGGCTTCGACCACCCGAGCCTTTTGATTCTTGGCGAACCGATCGACGGCCTTTTTGTACGGCCCCTCGGTGCTGGTCGCCTTCCGGTCCCAAGCCTCCCAGATCGCCTTTCGGCGGGGATCGACCGACTTGATGGTCAGCCTTTTTTCTATGATGGTCAAGATCGCCTTGGCCGGTTCCTTGGCCGGTTCCTTGGCCGGTTCCTCGACCGGCTCGGGATTCGGCGTCACCGTGATGACGGGCTTCGCGGGATCGGCCGCCGCCTCTTCCATCGGAGTAGCCACGACCGAAAAAGGCCGAAGGAAAATCTTCCCGGCCCCGTTCGGCAACTCTGGAAGCTTGTGAAAAGTTCGCCACTCATCGACGGCGACGGCACCTTTGGCCAGGCCGTCCGACATAATCGAGGCGATGGCGGCTAGGTCTTCGTCGACCACGTTGTCAAACCGCCAAACCAGCGAGTTGTCGAAATCGGCATGCACGAGCTGCCGGTCGAGGGTGCGCTCCAGGGCATAAAGCCGGGGACGCAACACATTTTTGCCATAGAGGTAAAAGCTCGCGTCGATGGTCGCCCGGTTCGAATTCTCGATGATCCCGAAAATCTCGGGAGGTAGTTGAAAATGCTGGAGTGCTTCGTCACGCCAGAATTTGCGCGATTCGATCATGTCGATTTCGCGGGGCGATTCAGAAAGCTTTTTGATGTCGGCGTCTTTCCAGTTCAAAACGGCGGGCTTCCGGGCGTTCAGCCATCCGCCGAGTTTCTGGATCCAGTTGTCCTTGATCGCCTCGGCCTGCTCTTTCGAAGCTCCGGGTGCGATGATGGCAAAGGGCGACATGGCGTCGTTGAAAAAGAAATTCTTCTGGTACTTCGAAGCCAGTTCGTCTCCCTGGACCTCGTCGGCTATCGGCTCAGCCCGGCCTCGCCCCCGCGAATACGGGTCGGTGACGTCGACATTTTTGAACCAGACGATGTCCTCGGCCGCAGCCGGAAAGGCCTTGCCAGCCGTGACCCCGAAAGGATAGATCAAAAAGTACGGCTGTCCAATCGTGGGCGTCGCGGCGACCCAGGCTGCTGGGATCGGGTAGAGCTGAACTGGTGGGCCCCCGTTTGTGGCGCGCACCTTCAGCCAGAAAAATTCGCCGGCCAAATCGACCAAAACCGAAGTCAGGTACAAAAGCATGACGCCGTCAATCTCGGGATACATCGGGCACGGCATGTCCATCAAGTCATATATCGGGCATTCGTCGAGGGGATCGGCGGCGTGACCTTCGCGTCGGATGTCGGCTTTTTTGTATATTTTCCAGGGGGTTGTAGAAACGGATTGCCCGATGACATGAACCGGATCCAGTCGCGGGGTCTTGTGGAAAAGATCGGGATACTCTGCTTTTTCTCGGGTTGGCGCGCGCGTCCAGAGCCGGTGGAGTGCCTGGCCTAGATTTTGGGCAGCCTTTTTGAGACCTTCAAACACGGCGGCGCCCGGTCGGGAATGAATCGTTCATCGGTCCCCCGTTTCAGAACATGGGGCATTTGTCAGGATTTGTCAAGTCAGAATATTTCGAAGCCTCCCCCGAGGCCTGACTTTTCGACACCCCCTGTGAGCATGTCGGGCGCGTCGTCCCGCTTCGGCTTGCTCATGTGGGTAATCAAGTAGACGTCGCGATGGAACTGTGGCCAGCGCGTTTTCCAGTCGGCAGGCATGACGACGCAGTTCGAGACGCTGGTCGCGTTCGTCAGAATTCGCGCCCACTTATTTTCGGATTGGTGGAACCAGTCGACCATACATCGGGTGTAGCCGTTCTCGCGCATGATCCGCTCGACATTGCGCGCGAACCCTCGGCCGCCGTTGTTAGATTCGATGAAGGCCTTTTCCGTATTCGAGTTCTGGAGCATCCGAGCCGTGTCCAGTTCGGTGCGCTCCATCGGGTCCTGGGTGTAGAGAACGTCCTGCACGTAGAGCAGGTTGTCGTGGACGCGGTAGGTGAAGCCGGCCAGGAAGTCAGAGCCCTGATCAGCGGTGTCTACATAAGCCTCGTTCCGGCCGGCTTTCGGGAAATCTTCGGGCCGGTAGGTTTTGAAGGTTCCATACAGCGAATCGTGCGAATCGAAAGGCTCCTGATCGTAGTTCGCCGCGAAAATCACCGGATCGGTGGTCTGCTTTCGATCTAGGTACGTCACGGCCCGCAACATCGACGGGCAAAGCATGTCCTGGTCGCCGCGAGGGTCGGCGGGATAGTTTTTGTTCGCCCGCATTTTGACGACGTGCCATTTTTCGGGCTCAGTCTTCAGGATGTGCCCGATCAGGTCGCCAGTCGACCACCTCGTCATGCACAGGATTTTTTTCGGGTTCTGGTTGTCGTCCATTCTCGACATGAAAGTGTTATTGAAAAAGTCGACGTGCTCCTGGAGCACCCGCTCATTGTAGGCCTCCATGGCGTTTTTGATCAGGTCGTCGATGAACCCGAAGCCGGCACCGTTGCCGGTCATCGTGCCGCCTGGCGACGTGGCCAAGAACGAAAAGTGCGAACCGACGAGGCTCCAGAGCTGAAAACTGGCGTCCCCGTCCTTGACGCGAGACTCAGGGAAGATTTCGGAGTAAACGACCCGGAAGCCGTTTTTGATCTCCTGCATCCCGTCGCGGACGTACCGCCCGTACCGACCGCTGAGCGTCTCGTTGTAGCTCACATCAATGATCGAGGCCAACGGCCGTAGGCCGAGAATCCACTGCGCCAGCAAAACGAGCGTCAGCGTCTTCCCGTGCCGCGGCGGCATGGTTATGATCAAATTCTGGACTGGCCGGCCGTCTTCGCCGAGCAGCTGATCCAAGACGAAGGTCTGGAGGGTATCGCAGAGCACCTTCAGGTGGGGCCGGTCCTGGCCGTACTGCTTAGGCATCCGGATCCGGCAGAAATTGTAGAAGTTTTCCCTGGCCATGGCGATCATCAGCGCGCCCAGAACATCGGGCCGCAGCTCAATCGTTGTCTTCGGGCTCGTCATGGTCGTCCGGGATGGCCGAGTTGTACAGGATCAGGGCCGCCTCCCGTTGCTCGGGGGTCATTTTCGACAGGTCGTACCGAAGCGGCTCTAGGCCAGTGTGGGCGATTTCCTGCTTCTCGCGCCACTTTTTGGGGCGGCGATTTTTCAAAAAGAACTGGAGGGAGCGTGGGTCAGGGGGGTAGTATTGCTCGATTTCAACGACGGCGTCGCCCACCAGACGCTTTGTGGTGTGCACGTGGCCGTGCGCCGATTTGTAGAGCGCAGCCTCAATTTCGTCGTCTATGGGCGCCCGCCCGCGCGTGACGGCGGCCATAAATTCGGGATACTTGTTCTTCCAGGTTTTGATAGTAGCCCCGGAAAGTTCCAGTTTTTCAGCGATTTCCTCTTCCGTGAGGCCTGCTCGTGCCCAGGCTTCTACGAGTTTCGGATGAAAATTGGCGTTGTATTTTGTCGGGCGGCCGGCTGGCATGTTTCAAAGATGCGCCGTTTTCACGGCTTCGTCAATATTTGGCCTTATGGTGGTGGTCCCAGGACTCTCCTCCCCGCGACCAGCTGAGGGGTAGATGACGCCCTACCAGGCGAAGGTTCCGGAACCTTGTGCGCTCACATCTCGGGGAGCTTTACAAACCCAGTTTTCTGTCGTCTACCACTTTGCCGGATCCGGCTGAGGACCGCCGACCATCTTGAGCGTTCGGGTTTTTCCGGTTTCGTCACCTAAGACGATTCGCGGGACATTCTCGACGAGTTCATACTGCGAAATGTCGAGATTCACCCAGTCCGCTGGCTTCCCGTCCTTGACCTCGCGAGGCTGGATAGCCACCCGATCACATCCGGTGAGATACCGCGTGATGGCGACGACGACGCCCTGAACCCCCGAAACCTTGTCCTTGGCCGTGTCGCCTAGTTCAATTTTTTTCATCTACTCCCCCTTTTTTCTTCCCGCTGCCAGCCCTTGAGCGCCTGCCGTTTCGGCATGTATCGAGGCGAACACTCGTTTATGACTGGCACCAGACTGCCGAAATTCCAAGCGCCACTCAGCACCGCCCGCAGAAAAATGAACCTTTTCAGGGGCGACATTTTCTGTCGTTTATCAGTCACTTTGGACTCCTTTTCGTCTCAGAACGATGGCTCGCGCGAAACTCGCGCTTCGAGCATAGCCAGTACCGCGACCTCGGCGCCGAGCTTTTCGGCTAGATCGCCTTGCATGTACGTGCAGGCATTGTCAAACTGGATGCGCCTGTCTCTGGCGATTCTGCCGAGGTCCCATTTGCCGAGCGCAGCCCAGTCGGGATTGTCCCGGAGCGCTTGTTCCATTTTGCTTTCAAATTCCAAAAGTTCAGGGCTCACGACTACTCCTTGTCCAGCACGCGCCGGACGAATCGTTTTGTGCGCTCAGGGACCTCGGTCAGGCTCCCGCAGTTCCAGTAGGTCAGCGCTGCTTTCCAGGTGCCAAATTCGCGCCACCAGCCGTAGAGTAGCGAGTACCCGAAGTGCAGATGCGTCCGGAGGTCCGAAAGATCACGCTTCGGGTTGGCGTAGATCCCGTCCAGCCAGTGGACGGAGTTGATCTGGAGCCATCCGCGGTCGATGCTGAAATATTTCGGGTCGTCAGCGTGTTTGTTGACGCTGACCTGCTCGCCGTCGTAGCCCGACTCCTCGTACATGAGCCTCACGGCGATGTCCAGGGGTACGTGGCAGTCGGGGGCCTCATGGAGGATG